GCGTCGACCTGTCGAAGCTCGTGGCCAAGGTCATCGGCTCCTACAAGTCGGTCGGGGGCGACGCGCAGGACGGCGTTGAGCTCCGGCTTGTGGAGGAGGCCGCGGACGCCTCGGAGGTCGTCGTCGGCAGCAAGGTCTTCGCCGGCACGGTTGGGGTATGGACGCAGTTCTCGTTCTCCACGTCCGTGCCACCGCGCGCCGGGACGAACACCTACCGCCTGGAGGGGCGATTGAACGCCGCCGTATCTGGCTTCGTGCGTTTCACCAACCTGACGCTCCTGCGGATCGGCTGACGTGCGCCGCTACCTGTGCCTCTCCGGCGGCGGCGCGAAGGGTCGTGTCCAGACGCACTGCATTCGCCAGCTGCTCGCCAGGCACTCCTACGACGGGATCCTCGGCGTCAGCATCGGGGCGTGCAATGGCGCCCTCGCGGCGCAAGGCGACCTCCACGTCATGGACGAGCTCTGGGAGATCGACGACCCGAACCCGGTGGATGGGCTCACCGGATTCCTCGCACCCGCCGTCCACCGCTGGCGCGGCGTGTACTCGCTCGATCCGCTTGCGCGCAAATTCGCCACGCTTCTCGATGCCCGGCGGCTCAAGGTGCCCTTTCATGCCGGCGTCACGGTCAAGGAGACGCGCGAGTACCGGGATCTCGTGTTCGACGCGAGCAGCGCGTCCGAACGGTTCCGCGCCGGCGTGCTCGGAAGCTCGGCCATCGCCGGGCTCATGGAGGCCTGGCCCTACAAACTGGACGGCAAGATCGTTGACCTCGCAGATGGAGGGCACCGGCACGTCCTCCCCCCAGCCCCCGAGGACGCGACGCACATCGACGCCGTGTTCTGCTCCAGGATCGACCCGATGACCGTCAAGCGTACCGAGGTAGACGGCTTGCTGGAATCGATGATGTGGCTGGTGGAGACGGCGTTCGAGCAGACGCAGGAGGCCGACGTTGACGACCTGCGCCGCAGGGCCAGGGCGGGGGTAGAGGTGACGGTCTACGCGCCCAGCCGCCCGCACGGGGGACTACTCGCGGCATCTGCGGAGGTCATGGCGAACCGCGCCAAGATCGGCGTCGAGATGTATTCGCACCCGGTGCGGTTGTAGGGTCGGACAGCACCACCTTCCCGTGGGGACGGCGACGGAGCGGGTACGCGGTAGCAGACGGATGCGCGCGCGCGCGGTAGACTCCCGGCAGGAGCGTGACGGTGCCGGAAGAAACCATCACCCGTGCGCAGGCTGATCGCCTGCTGGAGCTATGCGCGAAGGTGCTGGCCGAGGTGGAGCACCTGGTCGACGAGGGCCGCCCATGGCGGGCCGAGGTCACGGCCCGGCTGGGCGGGATCGAGGAACAGCAGGTCCCGGTCGCCGCCCACTACGCCGCGCTGAACAAGGCGCGGGAGGAGGCCGGCGCGGCGCTCGTCCAGGCGGACACGAAGCTGGAGACCGAGCGGAAGATTGCGGACGCTGCTGCGCAGGCCGTGAAGGCGGAATGGATCCAGCGCCTCTCCCCCGCGAAAGTCATCGCGCTCGTCTCGGCCGCGTCCATCCTGCTCGGCGGGGGCGGGGTGGCGTCTGGGGCCGCCGGGCGCCTCCAGGCGGCCTTCGACGCCCTGGTGGGCAACGGCTACGACAACGTCACGGCGGAGCCAACCGCGCCCACCGCGTCGCCCCAGCCACCGGACGCGCCGGAAGAGGGGCAGGTAGAGATCCCCCACGACACCCTCACTGGAGGTCCCGATGCAGGTTGACATTTCCACGCCCCCCGCGATCGTTATCCACGCCACCCAGGAGGGCCTGGACGTGATGCGCCTGCGCGCCATGCGCCTCGAGGTCGAGAACCTACGGCTGGAGCTCCGTGGAGACGAACCCACGCCATCGCTCGAGGAGGCCGAGGTCGCGCTGCGGATCTTCGTGCCGTAGATGCCCGTACCCCTCCTCTACGACGTGGGCCTGGTCGATGGGGACCTGCCGTCACGATCCAGCCATATCCGCGGGTTCGACGTGATCGTGCAGCGCGTCGACCGGAAGCTGCGCACCTTCTTGGGCGAGTACATCGCGGACGCCTCCGTGGGGCTCCCGTTCCGCGAGTGGATCGCGCAGAAGCCGCCGCTCGTTGACACGATCGGCGCGATCGTGCGCCGCGCGATCGAGACCGTTCCGGGGGTGATCCGTGTCATCGACTGGACGGGATCGCTCGACACCGGCACCCGCACCCTGTCCTACAGCGGGACGATCCACACCAGCGACGGGGATGTGACGATCTCGCTCGCGCCGTTCGGCGTGGTGCGCTCGGCGAACCGGAATCCGTCGTTGCGCCTGGTGATCGTTCCCTCCGCGATCGGCGTGTTCATGTAGGGTGGGGTAGGATCGCGCCCATGTCCTACGGCTTGACGGACGAAGGCTACATCGCGCCACGCGCTGCGGACTTCCTGGCGATCGTCCGCGACGGCTACATCGAGCGCGCCAGTCTTGCCCTGGGGCAAGCGATCGTTGTCGACTGGGACGCCGACGTGTTCCTCGGCACGATCACGGCGCTCATGGCGGACCAGCTCGGGGACCTCGCGGAGGCGGGGCAGGCGGTCTATGACGCCGTTGACCCGTCGAACGCCACCGGCCTGCAACTCGACAACCTGGCGCTGATCGTCGGCGTGAGCCGCATCCCAGCGACGTTCAGCACCACCACCATGACCATCACCGGGACGGCCGGGACGATCATCACCGAGGGGAGGCTGGTCGAGGGCGGGGGCGAGGATGGGCACGCGCGGTGGGCGTTGACCGAGGATGTCACGATCGAGATCGGCGGCACCGTGGATGTCCTCGTGCAGGCCGAGGAGGCGGGGGAGATCACCGCCATCGCCGGGGCCATCGATACGATCGTCACCCCCGTGGACGGGTGGACCTCGGTCACCAACGCGGCCGACGCCGACGCCGGATCTCCGCGCGAGTCCGACGCGGACCTACGCAAGCGCCGCCAGCAGTCCCTCCAGACCTCCGGGTCGCGGTCGTTGAACGCCCTGCGTGCCAACCTCCTCGAGGTCGACGGCGTTGAGGCGGCGATCGTGGTGCAGAACGACATCAGCGTGACCGCGATCGTGGAGGGGATCTCGTGCACCCCCCACTCGATCGCCGTCGTCGTCCACCCCGCCTCGCTCACCGACGCACAGAAGAAGGCGGTGGCACGGGTGATCTACGATCACATCGCGGGCGGGATTGCGACCAACGGGACGGGCGTGACATCGACGATCACTGACACCGCCGGGTTCCCGCAGGTCATCCGCTACGACTTCGCCACCACCCTCCCGGTTACGGTCGATGTCGTGGTGGAACTCGCGCCCGGCTTCGATCTCACCGATGTCGAGGATGTGATCAAGGATGCGATCACCGACTACTTCCTGGCGCTGTCGGTCGGGGATGCCGCGCGCAGGCTCCAGTTGTACGCGCTGATCGCCACCGTCGAGGGCGTGGACGCGGTCACGACACTGGACCTGAACGGGTTTGATCTCGACATCGATCCCGCGGCCACGGTCCTACTGGTCGCCTCGACGGTGACGGTGACCGAGTGAGCAGCGAGCCGGCATTCGAGGCGTCCACGGACCTGGTCTACATCCCCGACCACCCGGATCGCGCGCGACGCCGCCTGCTCTCCCAGGACTGGGACAAGCCCCGGATCGTGGCCCTCGCGGAGGCGATGGGGGGGGGGGCGCAGGCGCTCGAGGACGATACCTTCGACGTGCTCATGGGGCGGCGCCTGGAGGCGGCGACGGGCGCGACACTGGACCAGTGGGGCGCGATCGTGGGCGAGGTCCGCGGGACCCTCGACGACGCCGACTACCGGCGCTTCATCTCCGCGCGCGTGCTGGTCAACACCGGCGACGGAACCGTGGACGAACTGATCGCGATCTTCCAGGTCATCACCGCGCCATCGATCGTGTGGTTCCTGCCGATGTACCCGGCGGGTTTCAAGCTGCGCGCGATCCGGAAGGTGTGGCTTGAGAACGTGATCCGTCGTCGGATTCGCCGCATGATGGCGGACGCGAAGCCCGCCGGGGTGACGATGGTGCTGATCGAGGCGATCGAGGGATACTTCGGCTTCGCGGACAACCCGGCCGCGTCGGGGTATGACGTGGGCACGTTTGCGAGGATCCTGTAGTGCCGAAGCCCGTCTACCCCTTTCCGACGTGGGCCACCGATCCATCGGCATCGATCGACACGCCGCCGACGCAACAGCAGGATGTGGGCTGGGTGGCCGAGGACATCCCCCCTGCGTCGTGGGTCAACTGGTTCTGGAACCTCGTCGGCGACTGGATCAACTGGATCTCCACGGCCCTCCCGGTGATGGATACGCTCGAGGATGCCGTGGCCGAGGTGG